GTTTTTCTAATTTTTTACCATTAAATAACTTATTACGTATAGATATTATATAAGATATTAAACTCTCTCCATCTATTGCTTGACATAGACCGTAAAATGTCCACCAATGCATATATCTTTCACTTCTAACATCTTTTGTATATACTGCATTAACAGCACTAAATAGCAATTGTTCATCTTTTTTATAATCAATGGTGCGTTTAATTGATTTAACATCACCATTATTATCATCATTATCTCCTATATTTAAAAACCACATAGCTTGCTTTATTGCTTCGCTAATATTCTCAGGGATAATAGTGACAGGCTCACTTTCTCCTTCTGGTATCGTTGTGAAAAGTATATTTAACATAGTCATTTGAGCATTCAATACTGATAAAGCCCTATCATTATACATCTGCATAATTAATAGGGCTGTTCTATAGTCGCTATCTATATCATATTCTATACCATCAATAACAAGCGACTTCGGCAATAGTCCTATCATTTTATTTCTTCAAACTCTTTTTTAATTGCTCCGCCTGTTTTCTATACTTTTCACTATTACTTTCAAATTTATCGAAGCTTTCTTGGATTACTGGGTCTAACGCACTTATGAAGTTATCAAATAGGAATTTACCATTAGATATAGGACTAATTGGATTCATATTTCCAAATGCAATCTTACTTGTACCTTCACCAAACACTTTATCTAATTCTACATTAAACTCTTCACCTAATGCAATGGTTGTCCCTACCTTATAATCTTCAATTGATTTTAATGAGGTAGATAGTTTTTCAACTTTTTCTATATACTCATTTTGCACCCAATCTATAAAGAATAAATATCTATCTACGAAGTTAATGTCGGTAGGGTTCCAAGTAAGAACCTTATTACTATCACCATTTAACTCTATCTTTTTAGTACCATCGTCAAAATTGATTTTTATAACGCTCATTTTATTGCCTCCTTATCTTATAGTAAAATTAACCTGAATTTCTTTAGCTCTCTTTAATTAACCTTCTGGTGTTCCTCCACCATTTCCTCCACCATTTTCTCCACCATTTTCTCCACCATTTTCTCCACCATTTCCGTCACCATTGACTTCTTCAGTGAATTCTACAGTACCTACTATATCATTAACGTAACCATGAGTAACATTTCCACCGAATGTTACATCAAAAGGCATCTCTGTCCAAGATTCTCCACCTAAACTTTGAGGTATGACTGTACAAGAGTCATACATATCTGCTACGTATGAACCAGGAACATCACTCTCTAAGAAACCGTAAATCAATATGCACTTAAATTGGCTGAATTTCTCCATTTGGTTATATCTAAAGTAATGCAACATTTTCTCAGCTAGTTTACCAAGTGGTCCTGCAGTTAATCTATGTGGATCGAAAGATTGACTAGGTTCAAACTTGTTTACTGAACCAAAGTTTCTACCATTTATATCTGTACCTGTTTCATTGTCCGCATTAAATTCTAATGTGGATTCAGAAATTTTGTACCCAACTACCATATACTCTGGAGTTGTTCCTTCATCAGAAACATCAATAGCACATGCCATAAATTTTCTTTTAACATCACCGGATCCTGTAATTCTTGCTATACTCATTATTTATTCCTCCTTATATATATCTATTATAGTATATCACATGAAGCTGTATTGAGTAAACACTGCTTTCATGGTTTTCCCAGTCTCCGAAAAATAATGCATTATCTGCAAACATTACTTCTTCATACTGGTCGTTAACATTATCACTTATTTTTGGTGTTAATCCGTTATATTGACAATATTCAACCCATTGCTCAAAGTTCCAAGCAAAATCAGCAAATTCTTTTCTATAAAAATCATATCCACTTTTTCTCAAAAAGTAAATATTAAAGTTGGCTTGGCGTGCTGAGTATCCATTGTTTATTAAATCTTTACTACTACTTAGTAATTGACTACCAACATAATCAATGGCACTGTTATCTGGCATTCCTTCTTTAAACTTCTGTATACCTGGGTCACTAAAGTCAATATTATAATCTTCTAAGAAGGGACAGGTTTGTATGAACTCTATGATTGGTGTTATAATATCTTTCACTTTAAATTGTTCCATTATAATTCCTTCACCTTCCTTATTATCTCTTGTCTTAACATTTCATTATTGTCAGTCTTGTACCTTTCAGCCCACATTGGGCCTGCTAATCTATGAACACTGTTATTAAATTTCATATCCTTGCCATCTTTAGTCTTACCAAACCATATTGCTTTAGCGTATGGGGTAGACCAAGTTATCAACCCTGTTCCTGGCTTACTAGAAGCAATCCCACTTACCGTAAGTCTACCTTTATCAAGTGGTAGATAAGGTGTGATACCTTTTAAAATCATATTATCTAAATGAGTTTGTAATGGTCCACCTACTTTGAAAGCATTCTCATATTTCTCTAAGCCACTTAAATCAATATCTAATTTAATATTAATCATTAGCAAATCACCTCTATATGACTTAAATTACTTGAATTAGCATAATTCTTCTTTATAAATTTTGGCTTTTTATATTCATAATTGCTTTCAAACTCCCTAATAGCCTTAGGTAAGTCACTTGCCCCATACTTAGAAAAGTTAAAATTACATATTCCTTCAACTATATAACTAGTTTTTTTATCAGAACCAATTTTAATTGTCCAACCTACTCCCTTAAATAATTTCTCATCGACAAACTCACTGTCGTATGGTATATATAACTTGCAAGTGTTTAGTGGTAATATTCCTTGGCTCTTAAAGCTTAATTCCATATCATTTATCAATATGCAATCTTTAATCACTTTTCTCTTGTAAACGTCATTATATGGAGTGTATATAGTTATAGAAACCTTGTCAAATATATCTGTGTTCAAAGTTTACACCCCCCTATATAATGCTCCAGTATGTGTCAAATTTCTTTTAATTATATTTAAAACCTCTCTTTTGCTATCAATCATATCAATATTATACGATACACTTCTATCTGCAAATGATTCTGAACTTTTAATACCAATTTTCTCTACCATACTATAATGGTCAATAACTTCACATATAGTATACAATAATGCATCGTACTCACTAGTTCCCTCTTTAAATTTACTAACTTTATTTAAGGTATAAAATGAGACAGCTAATTCAGCCTTCTTATTGAGCCTATTGAAGTCATTGCGTGATGTAACACTCTTTCCACAATATACTTGTTCGTAATAATCATAGTCTACTAATCTTGTGTCATCACCTAGAGCACTTCTAATTTGTCTACTCATTAAATAACACCTCTTTTTAACATAAGGCTTACTTAGCAATCTTTGTGAAGTAAGTAAGCCTTGTGGTTTTACTTATTATCTTTTACAACTCTTTCAAGAAATTTATCATTATATTTTTTTAAGTTTGCTTCCATTTCTTTAGCTCTCTTTACAGTTACATCAATCTCTTGACCTTTTTTATACATCTCTTTAGTATACTTATCTCTAAAGTTTCTTAATACTATATATTTAGCCATATTATTATTATCCTCCCATATCTAAATTGTCAATGATTAACCTTCTGGTGTTTCTCCACCATTTTCTCCACCATTTCCGTCACCATTTTCGTCAGGTGTTTCCTCTACCTTAACAACAACCTTAACAACAGCTGCCTTATTTTTATCAGGAATGAATTCTCCAGCCTTACCTGAACCTTGTAGTACAACACCATCAATATCATGTGCTTCAAATGTTCTTGCTGTATCTATCCCTGTGAAAGCTTTAGCAACATTTTCAACGTAAACGTAAGCGATATCTCCTTCAACTAGGTATGGTGAAGGAATTGGTTCAATATTAAATCCTTTAAACTTAACTACCTCATTCTCACTTATGTTTGCATCAGAGTTCTTTATTATTGTTGATAACGGATGGTCTATTATAGCGTTGTATAACTCACCAGATACTTTAGCAACCTTATTGCCAAAGGCACCAATATCTAAGAAGTAATTATACAAATCATTGAATAATTTAACAACTGTGTCTTCATTAATTTCTTCTATCTCAAATTCCTCTCCAGTTACACTTGATATAAATTGAGAATGTTTGATATTAAATAAATGAACTTTTTCTTCACCTTGTAAAACTATTCTATCTATGATTGCCTCTTCTAAGTCCTGATTAGTTGTATGTCTATCAATTCCTTCATGTATAGCCCAAGTCCAAGTGTATGGAACATCTATATCAGTGCTTATAACTTCTGTTCTAGGTCCAAATCTATTACTGTTGCTAGTACCTTCGCCAAAAGCAGTTTCGGCATCTGTGTCATAATCACGTATAATTACAGGTATATCACTAGTTTTAACTGTAAATGCAGTACTGGAATTACTTACTCCGTCAAGTGTCTCAACACCACCCCCAAAAAAATCTCTGAAATAACCTTGAACACCATAAATCTTTTCTAATGTTTCTTTAAATTCTTTTTGATAAATTCTCATTTTCATCTTCCTCCTTAATTATACTTTGCTAATTT